AGCTAGAAAGAGAAGGAATAGTAGCTTTTTCATGTGTCTTTCTTGGGTTCGTTTGATTTGTTGCTTCTGTTGTTAGACGTGTTGAGTCCAAACGTAGCGAGAGCGCCTGTAAAGACGCTAGCAACAAAGGTAATGTCGCCACCGCTTTGACCTTTTTTAATCATAGGGATGTCAACATAGTTAAGAGTGATAATAAAACCACTCCAAACAACGACACCAAGCCGGACAAAGGTTGCTAAAAACTCAATCTCTTCGTGATGCTCTTTTAATTTTTTGAGCATTGGCTTTTTTTCTTGGTTATCTTGCTCCATGTTTGTTTGAATACAGGTTTGAAGACCATTACTAAGTATTTGAACAAAGAGGTAGCAGTCAAGGTGGCAGCAACACTGATAAACGCTGTGGTGGCTGCAGTGGTCATGATAGTTGTAGTCGGCATCGGGACTTCAATGTCCGTAAACGGGATCTCAACTATCTGTGCTTCCGGGGGAAGATTTGGTTTAGATTTGGTATCCTTTGCAGGAGCTTCATCCGTGTTAACCCCTTCAATACCTACAGGCGGCCTAAGGGCGCTAGGAGGCACTGTAAGGGGCTTGTAACTAGGTAACTGAGCCCTTGGTACCTCCAGCACTGCTTGGGGCAGCTCAGGGGCTGCTGGAAGGGTTAGAGAGGGTAGAAGCGGAGGATCACTCCAGGGGTCCACCGAAAAGACCGCGTTCGATAAACTTCACAGCTTCATCATCTACCGTGTTGTCTGTTTGTTCAGCAAGTTTGGTCAAAAGATCAACGATAAGACGCTTGACCTTATCAGAGTTGATGAACGAAAAAAGAATTGGACGGATAAGTGCAATCATAGTAATGATTAAAGTTGGTAAGCATTTTTAGTAAGCAGCGCAGCGTAATCATAGTTACAAATACTTTGCATGCTACTCGATTCAAAATAAAAATAATGAGATCCTGTCTGAGCACTGCTGGGACCAGTACTACTACTTCCAGTGGGCCCTGTATTTACACACCATTGTTGATTAGTGGGTGTATTAGCAAGGTTGTAAGTAGCAGAATTTAAGGCGCTTATTTCTGAACTATTACAACCATTGCCATTTGTTGCCCAATTTGCGTCGTCAGTAGCGACAACACCCGTTGCAGATAAATCGGTAGTAGTGCTACTCACAAGTCGCATGTTATCGACAGCAGCATCATTCTGGTAATAACCCGTAAGATGGTATGCACTTCTTTGGTGAACATGACCAATTTTAATTTGATGACCGGCGAATTGCTGCAAGTTAATTGATCTACTTATCCACTGATTCGAGTTTGAGGTGATGGAAAGCATATGAGTCCAAAGCCCAGTGGTTTGGCTCTGTATATACACTTTGCTAGTCCGAATCCGACTACCATAGTTATGGGAAAAGAAGTTGTAGTAGCTGGTGACTGGAGTAATAGAGGTGTCATTGACTGTGACACCAGTAATTTGAGAAACAATAGGACCAGAAGCAGAACCTGTTCTCAAGTTAATGTCAAAAGTTTCAGCTCCTTCAGTAGTGTTATCTGCAACAGCACTAATGTTGAATGAACCTGATTGACTGCTTACAGTAACCGTACCACTTACAGCCGTGAAGTCTGAGGCGTTTGTAGTAACGTGAGAAATGTCCCAATAAAGAGTACCATCACCAGAAGGTAAATTTGCTGAAACATTGCAGACAAGAGTCGCCCCTTCATCAACAGAAGTAGGGGCGGTAAGATTGTATACAATAGGTGGTGGTGAAGAAGCTGAACTTTTCTTCTTTTTTCCAGGACCAGGCCGGGTTACTGAAAGAGAAGTTACGCCGAGTCTCATCAGTGAAGCTCCGTAAGTTCCAACACTCCGTCGTCAGTACCGTCACGAATAACGGCAATGTTAGCACCGCTATGAACAGAAAAATCAAGCCGCTCACCTTCAGCAATGAAATGAGAATGAGCAGCATCAGCGTATTGAGTACCTTCTCCGATTTCAAACCGAATATCAGCACCTGTGGCACGCATGCTAACACGAGAGATGTGACTAGAAAGTGCTGTGTTAGTAGAATGAACACCAGCAGCAAGCTGACGAGCTGTGTTAGGCTTGCCTAGAAATTCAACAGTAGTAATGTAAGGCATGATCAAGTAGTAGGTTCAGTAGGCCAGGTAACGTTGTGGGGGAAACCTTCGGTTGAAGGCAGATCTCGAAGAGCACCGCGGTAAGTTGCCCAAGAAGCAGTGTCTGCAGAGCTGTCGGCCAGTTGGGTCCAGTCACTGTCTGCAAGCTTTTTGTTACGCTCGCGGCGCACCCTTGCTGCTACTTCTGCATCAACACCAGCACGGTAAGCAGTCTCTTGTTCAGCAGCAGTTTCACCACCTTCAATGTCGGTAAACACAGGTCCAGCGATAAATTTGGTGAACCATTGACCATTGATTTGCTCAACGCCATCACGCATACTGACACCATAGGGAGCAGTCACGGTTGCCGCTGCACCATTAAGCACAGGGTCATAGCCGTAGCTGTCCAGGATGTCAGAAGTAATGTTTTTGGGAAAGCTTGTATTGGGGTAACTTGCCTTAAATTGGCTGATGGTGGTTACAGCACCAGTTTCACGATTACGAATTTCCATAGTTAGTATTAAGCGATTGCGAGGAACAGGAAGGTGTCACCAAGACCATTCAATGAGTCAGGAGCATTGATTGTTAGTGTAAATCCAGAGCTTAGAGGATCAATATAATCATTAGTTGTGCTTGCAACACTTGGTATGTCCAGAGCTTTCCAAGGCTCATTACCACTAACAATGCCGTGAGCTGTGTTGAATGAATACCAACGGCCACCAGGGGAATTGATACGTTTAATCAAAACAAATCGAGCACCATTAGTAAACCCACAGTCAATGTTGTGAGTTGTGCCAGTACCCGTATAGCCACCTACTTTGCTGATACCTGGAAGCGTGGCAAAGAGCCACATCAGATACCGCTCGCTGCCATAATTGACGTCACTAGCAGTGCCTAATTTGACATGGGTGGCTGTTGGCGCACCATTCCAGTAGCTGCTAGAGGTATTTTCAGGTTGCTCATTGTTTAAGTTAATACCTCTAGTCCAATCAGTTAGATAATCACTACCGATAGTCCAATCCCAGGCATTTCCACCTGCGGTATCTTTGATCATGACAAGCTCTGGTGCTACACCAAGTTGATGGGGTACATCTTGTGCGACATTATTGTTAGCCGTGTAGACGCCCATCTCCATAAATTTAGGAGCACGCCGCCATGCAGTATAAGCATTTGTGCCGTTAGTTTGTTGTTGCATGTACCCACCAGAGTGGTCAAACTCAACACTTGATGCTGCTTCATCCGTAGTCTCAGAAGTTCTTATTCTGAGTTGGTTACCCCTCAATCGGGTGTGAATATCTGTGAAATCGGTACTGCTGTTAGCTCCAGCTTCTTGCAAATCCAGAAGCATATCAACATCAAAACCTGTGGTGACAAACAACCCAGAGTTTCCTGGCAATGCTTGGACATTAAAGACATCCGTTGCCGACGAGGGTGGCTTATGCGGACGGCGGATTGCGACGTAGATGTAGCGGTAGTTGTTACCGTTAATGTCTGTTCCGCTGGCTGTAATCTCAAATCCATTAGCTACGGGCTGGACTCCAAATCCAGTTCCAGAACCTTCACCACCGGGCAGGTTAGGGTTAAGTGGGTTGTATTCATTGGATGACATGATGCGGCCAATGTCAAATACATGCCAGCTTTGACCACCACTATCATGACGCTTCATCATCACCCACTGGGGCTCGAAGCCAACGTCAAGGACAAAGTTACTTGAAGTTCCATTGCCTATGTATTCTCCACACTTGATAACCGCTTCGTCGCCATTTTCGCCAAACGATTGATCATCGTGAGCAAACAGGTAAGCAACATATGTCCTGCCAGTCGCATTCAATCCCCCGCCGTCACCAACAGTAAATGTAGTGTCAGTTGGTGCTGTGTTGTTCCACAATGCGCTACTGGTGTTAGCCTGAGCAGTTGTCTCCAAAGTCATGTACTTTGTAGCACCCAGAATACGGTGGTACACATTCCAGTTTTCATTAGCGTGTGACGTACACTTAACTATAAAAAACCCAGGTGTACTACCGAGCGAATGAGGGATGGCTCTTCCATTAACATTATTACCACTCCAGGTTACGACATCAAAAAATCCCGGTGCTTTGCGGAAGGTCCAAGCTACAATGTCTTCACCACTTGCGTTAAGATTATATTGATTTCCAACAGTAAAACCGTCGGAATTATAGGTCATATAAGTGGCACCAGGATCTCCATTCGCTGCGGAGTTGTCAGAATTTAACCAATAGCGGCCTCCACGTTCTGTGTCATACCAAATGTGATTAGCTTGTTGATCGCGCATCTTTGACCAAACCAGGCCACCTTCGCCATCTAAATCAATTCCATTTGTGATTGTTGTGCTGCTGCCGTTTCCCTCATACATAGACGTGTTGAACACGTCATCGACGTAAAGCGGTCCTTTACCGCCAGCCCCAGCGGTTGCCAGGGCTGCTTGTTGTGTAATTGGATCCATAATCAGTTCGTGTAGTCTTTAAGAACAGCACCACGGTAAGTAGTACCACCGTCCGAAGTCACGAACAAGAAAATGTGGGTGCGTGCGTCTGTAAGGGTGGGTGCAGTAGTACCAGCATCTCCGTTCCAATAAACAGTACCTTGACCGCCAGTACCGTTAGGCCAAGTAATAGTAGTACCTGTGCCAGTCAGAGTAAGCTGCAGAATGAAAGAGCCAACCGTACCAGAAGCAGGCGGGTTGCTAAAGGTGACAGTAGAAGAGGTTGAGATAGACTTGGTGAAGTAGTTACCAGTGCTCAGATCGATGTCCAGGGCGCTAACAGCTTCAGCAGAGACGTTAATCCCACCGTTAAAAGTTTGCGTAGCAGTAAAAGTGTTTGCAGATCCTGTGCCTGCTGCAGATCCTGCACCAGCAAGTGCAGAGACACTTACAGTGGTATCAGTACCAGAGTTATCGTAGATAAGGTTATCAGCCTTAATGTTTCCGTATGCCATGATTAGTTAAGAACGATGAGTTTAGAGTTTGCAGAGATAGTTAGCGTGACACCAGAACCCACTGCTACTGGTCCTACGCAAGCTGCGTTGGTGTTTGAAGCAATGACTTTATCTGAAGAAATGGTCTGAGGAGTTTCAACAAACCCAGGTGTTGTGGGGGTACCGCTGCCCAGAGAATCAATTGATTGCCAGCTAAGGGTTCCAGAGCCATCTGTGCTCAGAACTTGGTCAGTAGTACCATCAGATGAAGGGAATGCCAGACCGTTAATGTTATTGATTGTGCAGAGACCAGACTTCTGGTCCACAACCATGAAGTTGCCTACAGTAAACTTACCGTTGTGATCAGTACTAGACTGCCAGACAGCACCATTGTTACGCTCAATAACACGGTTAGCCTCTACAGCCTGACCACCATTCTCAGGAGCTGCATCATAGTCAGTACCAGCACCCACATACTCAAAGGTGTGACCACCAGAGCTGATGTAAGAGCGGAAATAGAAGTTGACAGTAGCACCATTTGCCACTGCATTGATCAAACCGTCGTTGATAGAGCGGTTGGAAGGGCGTGTATTGACGACATTAACACGATAACCAGTAGGACTTTGCTCAGTACCAAGGGTGGTAGAGCCAGTAATCGCATAGATGTCACTGCCAATCTCCATCAGCATGTCGTCAGCAGGACGAGTAGCATGTGTACCGCTACCAAACCAGCCAGCAGGAGCAGAAGCAACAGCAATATCCACGTACAAATCACCTGCAGAGGCAGCAGCCTGAGCAGTAGAGCTGTAGATAGGGCTAGAAGACTTACCATCAGCAACCAAACCATACCGACCGTAGTCAGTTGTACAGTTACTAAGGTTAACACGGCCACCATTCAGTGACTTACAGTGGTAGTGAGTGAAGGTTCCGAAGAACGACACGAACTGAGCATAGGCATTGTTACATACCAGTGCACCAGGACCGTCCAGGTTGATCTGAGTAAACGAGTCAACCACCATAGACCGCAGGGGAGAGCTGCTAGAGACGGCGTTACCATCAATAAGCAGGCCACCACCAGTCATGCTGGAGGTTCGGTCACCACCAAAGCCGCCTTGGTTTACGTTGTTAGGATCAAAGTAACCGCCAAGAGCGTGGTTTGCGTTGAATTCAGCCTGAGTGTGGTTGTAGATCCCACTATCCATGAACGTTGTGCAGTTCTGGATGTAAGGGCTCTTGTAGATGACAGCGTTAGGATAGAAGCAAACAGCCCAGCCTTGGTTCTCAGGCAGACCGTAGGTAGAATCACTATCAATAGCGTGACCACCACGGGTGCCACTAGCCTTCATGCCTGCCATGGAGAAGTTAGCGATCTGTGTACCGCTGTTTACACGGAACAGAACGTTTTCTTCAGTAGCAGGGGTGGGGTGAACAAAGCAGCTACGCAGGGACTGACCAATAATGGACAGGTTGTTGACCGTAACGTCAATAGGAGCGACCTCTCGGTACACACCAGGGGTTACAAGGACAATATCACCAGGATCAGCAGATGTAACAGCAGCTTTAATGGTCTTCATGGGGTCAATAACCCTGTGACCGTCGTTGCCATCATTACCATTCAGGGAATCAACCCAGATAACGGTAGGTTGAGTCACAAATGTACCACCAGAAACGATGCCAAGCCAGTTGGATCCGTTCCAGATAGACAGGGTCTGGTCATTTACCTGATCATACCACAGCTTACCTACTGCATAGTTAGAACCAGAAGGTAGACCGTTCTGTACAATAACGTCATGGCGGCGTTCAATAGCACCAGCCGTAGCCAGAGCATCATCTAGTCCAGTCCAGACAGGAGTACCTGCGTCCTGTTCTGCAGTATCGATGACATTACTAAGTTTCTCAACACCTATCGTGGCGTCTCCAATAGAGATAGTAACTTGCTTGTTAGAGTTACTTCCACCAGTAGACTCGGTAAGTGTAATAGCATCGCCTGCAATCAAGTCATCAGTAAGCACCTTACCCAGCTGGGCACGGTTGACTGCATCATCGTCACTGTTAGCGTCTGCTACGTTTTCAACACGCAATCCACGTGCATCCAGAGCCAAAGAGTTTTCCCTAGAAGGGGTCAGTCCATCTTTAGCAGTATTAACACCCTCTTGAGCCATGAAGCGGACTTGCTCCAGGGCCTCGTTCAGTTCTTGGGCACGGATTGTACTACCAGGAACAAAGTTGACTACAGAAGTGTCATCAGTAGTACGCTCAATAAACAAAAACGCCCCATTGGCTGGGGCGCTGTTGAACAGAATGGCTGTATCGTTAACAAAGGTGTAGTTAATCAGAGCTGTGCCCTGAGTAATCTCACCAGAAATAACTTGTGGGTGAGTCGGATCGGCAGTAGAAGTAGTATTCTGTTGTAGTTGAAGGACAGAGTCAATGTAAACATCTACATCTGCCCTTGCAGTATATTCAAATGGAAAGGTGAACTGGGTTTGTGTCCCGTTCGCCGTGTAAGTTTGTTTTGTAACTGCCATTACTCATGGGTTATTTAGGAATGTTGGTGAGTTTTTCAATAAGTTCGTAGCGGCCAGTCTTAACGGCGTGTTTATTAGCTTTACGAGATTCAATACGTTTGCCAAGTTCAGGGATCTCGCGGATCATACGACCAACAGCAATCTCCTTTTCTTGTTTGAAGATTTGGTGAATAATTCTATAGAACCTAGTACTATAAAGCTCAGCACCATCACTAATTTGAAGGTTGTTGGCTTTATATCTGTCTAAATCACTACGCCAAGTTTTATCCAGAATCATCGCTCTTTCCAAACGTGCACGCAGCTTACCCATAGACATGTACTTCTGCAGCTGAGAACGTTCGTAAGCGTTAAGAACCACACCGTCAATCTTGTTCATTGTCTCAGGCAGGTTGTAACGCATCTCAACAAGACCTTCACGTACAGGGTCACCGTCAATGATAACAACAGGCAGGGGGCTCACAGCATTAAAAAGACGCAGCAGGGGGTGCTGTGCATCGTGTACCAGGGGCTTACCTGTGCGATCCTTAGACAGGATGTCGTACTTAGGAGGCAGAGTAGATTTGGTAAAAGCGTCACGCTTGACAAACAGTTCGTGCAGCTGTTGTGCTTCCTTCTTGTTTGCATCAATAATCGTACCCAGCTGACCAGACAGACCAGCATAAGGCAGGTGTGAACGTGCAAAACGAGCTGCAACACGAGCGTAGTTCTGACCAGAGGTATCCCCACTCATCAGTGTAGCAAGGTCCTCAACACCAGAAAGCATAGACTTATCCACAACAACAGCTGCTGTCATGAACACCAGCTTCTTCATGAAGTTGTCGATATACGTTTCACCAAGAATGTCACCGTTCTGTACCACGTTAGCTGCCATAGCAAGCACAGTGTTGAACGGTTCAAGGTTCTTGTAAGAAACGTAGGTATTACCAAATTTAAATGAGTAAGGTTGGATACCAGCCATCTGCCAGGCATCACGGTCTTCTTTAGTGTAAGGATAATCACCAGTCATGTTACCAGCCATTGCAGCGATGGTAGCCATACCCATAATTGAAGAACCAATAGCAATTCGACCTTCCATCAAAGCCTGTGCCTGAGGCAACGTAGCTTCAGTCAAACCGTACTTCTCAAGGTTCTTGCCATTCATGATGTCTTGGTAACGGGTTCTAAACGCTTCCAAGGGGGTGTGCTTAAACACCAGATCCAAGGAGTTAAAACCAGTACGAACAAACGGGAAGAAAGCAGTCATACCAGGGATACGGCCAATCATCTCCCAACCCATCATGTTACCTTCCAGGGCACGAGTCATTGCTGCTTCATCACCTGCCATCTTAGCGGCACTGTCAGACACAATGTACTTACCGTCCCTGTTCTTTTTGAAGATAGAATCCCTAAACTTTTCTTCAGTGTTCTTAACGTAGTCCGTAAGCTTGCTCAGCTCAATACCTTCATCAGCAGCTGCAGTAGCAGCACGCATACGCATCTCTACGCGACCAATCAAGGTACGTGCAAGGCTATCACCAGCAGCCATGGCATTCTGGCTGTACTTGACCCAAGGGTTGTTGTTAAACTGCTGTACTACGTCAATGCCTCTGTAGGCCACTTTCTGAGATTCAGTACCATACTGCTCAACATACTGACCCATGGTCTTCCAGTTAGCAATATCCTTTTCAACGTCAAACCGAGTTTCATAAGGAAGTTGCTTGTTATGAATACCTGAGTCCCACGTATATTTGAACATCTCAAAGCCTTCAGCAAAAGCCTTGCCCAAAGCGTCGATCTGAGCAGCAGCAATAGCCATCTCACGGGCATTGGGAGCTTGACCCTTCATAACCTGACCAATGCTAGCACCAGCCCATGCCTGGAAAGGACGCATGATACCAATCAAGTTAGTACCAAAGATAGCCTTGACAGGGGTAGTAATAGAACTCAGGACAGAATTGTAGAAGGTAGACTGAACTTGTTGACGAAGTTCACCTTTGACCTTGATACCATCAATCTCACCACCGTTGATACGGGCAGTAAAGAACTCTTGCAGCTGGTCAAGGATTGTAACTTTACCACCAGAGACAGCGTGCATCTCCATCAAAGCTTTGACGCCTTCGTCATCACCTTCATCGGTAAGACGCACAAGCTCATCGACATAACGATCGACTTTTTTGTCGATGTCTTCCATGGCTTGCTTGGCGTTTTTCATCATGCTTTCAGGTACAAGACCTGTCTGCATTTGCTTACCGTCAAGACCCCACATGTATCCAATCTTCTTATGCTCTTTGAGGGCAATACGTGCACTCTCAAAAACCATATTAGCCTGACGATACACCGTAGTGTCATCAGCAATGTGGATAGCACCTGTAGCAATGCCCTGAGCCTGCTTCATCAAAGAGTTGATGGTGAGCTGTAGGGCAGCCTTCTGTGCAGGAGTACCAGTGACAATCTCTTTACCTTCGTTCCTATAGATACGAACGTTAGGAGCGTCTTTGTCAAAAAGCTTAGAGAAGTTCTTAGCAACATCCTGTCCGTTCTCAAGGAACTTAGTCATCTCGTACGTTTGACGGACGATAAGTTCTTTGATTTCTTTGTGGTTAAGGGTGTTACCTTTTTCTTGGAAGATCTCAGTAGCCATGTCATCGACTATTTCCTTGAGATATTCACTGATGTTCTTATCACCACGTGTGATCTGACGCCATGCTGTGTTGGTAAGGAGAGGCTCATAGCTCATCCCATCACCACCAGTTTTGATGTCATTAACAGCGTCAGCAAGGTGATGCTTGGTACGCAGTGACTCGTTACTAGGGTTAGTAAAGGCAGTATCAGAAGGGTTGTAACGCTCAGGAGTCAGGTCAGGATCAATGCCCTGGTTACCTTCCTTTGCTGCTTGCTTTGATTCAGCGTTGCGAGCGTTCTGGTGGAACAGTTCAAGCTGTTCATACTTTTCTTGTGCTGCCTGGTTACCTAGATTATCAGATTCTTCTACAGTTTTACCTGCCTTGCGAGCACGAGCTGCAGTCCAGGCTCCTTTGGCAAAGGCACTAATGCCCCAGCCAACCCAGTTCAAGCCAGCACCAGCAGTCACAGTTTTAATACGTGAGAGCCAAGGGTTATCTTCAGGTTCAATAGCAATAGCATTGGTAAACCAAGGAGCAAGCCACGGGGTGTGTTCATGCAGAAGGTTAGCCATGTTGCCAGTTTCAGAGCTGCTAGACACAAGGTCAGCAACGCCACCTTCCAGACCAACTTTACCTGCGGTACCCATAAACTGCAGAGCACGGTTACCTTTGCTGTAGTTCTGCCATGCACCTGCAGCTTTACCCACAACGGATACACCCTTTGCCAGCTTGCCTACACCGCCAGTAGTGACGGTCAGCAGACCGAACTCTACCAGACCTCGGCTAAGTTTACCGAGTCCAGTTTTGTTTTCAGGGATCCATTCATCAGGCAGATCAAGCCATCCACCATCATTAGCTTTATAGCGGGAGTCAAAGGGGTTCTGAGTAGCGTCAATAGGACGACCAAACAGAGTGTTAAAAGAAGTCTTCAGGGTATCCCCTGTAAGTTCTGCAAAGCCGCCTACGCTTTCTACAGCATCAGCTGCACCGCCTGCAATGGCGGCACCAGCTTCGCTCATGAAGGTAGCATCTTCTCCTTCTTCTTTCTTCTCTTCTTTTTTCTCTTCTTGAGGTTCTAGAAGAGTTGTATCTTCGTTTTGTCCAGCTTTCAGAAAAGCGTCAGCATCAATATCACCGACTAAAAAATCTGAAGCTTCTTTTAATGT